ACAGCTGCAATTTTGGCGTCATCGACATTGACATTCGCGGCGAGGTCAAGCTCAAAGAATCTCTTGAGAGCCTAGAGAAAAAGATTCGCAACACTCCGCTCGTCATGTGCCGGAGCAAGTCTGGAGGAGCGCACCTCTATCTTTTCTGCGAGCCAGCCATCCCAGCCATCGACATGGTCAACAAACTGAACGAGTTCGCAGCAGGATTGGGATATGGCGGCGCAGAAATTTTCCCCAAGCAGATCTCTCGTGCCAATGAGATGGATCGCGGCAACTGGATAAATCTCTGCTACTGGGACGGAGACGACACAGAGCGTTTCGCAATCCATGATTCACGCAAGCTCAACCTGTCAGAGTTCTTAGACCTCGCAGAGAAAAAGCGGACGACATACGAGGAGCTCGAGAAGATTCAGCCAGAGCTCGTCGATCATTTCAGCGATGGCCCTCCATGCCTTCAGCACATCATGACGATGGGCTTCCCAGAAGGCGGACGAAACATATCTTTGTTCAATGTTGGTGTTTATTATCGCAAGAAGAATCCTGACGATTGGCAGGAAGACCTCATGCGTTTCAACTATGAGCAACTCGATGAGCCGCTGCCGTCCGGCGAGGTCAATGGCCTAATCAAATCAGTCAGCAAAAAAGAATACGCCTACACTTGCAAGCAGTCGCCCATCTGCAACTATTGCGAGAAGTCAAAGTGCATGAAGCGAGAGTTTGGCATCGGTGGCTATGGCGGCGGCCAAGCGATCGAGATCAGCTCAATAACAAAATACGAAACCGAGAACAGAAGCTCTGTGCGCTGGTACATCGAGATCGGCGGAGAACGCATCGAGGTCACAACTCAGCAACTGTTGGATCAGCGCCAGCTGCAAAAGCTCTGTGTCGAAAAGCTCAACAAGTGTCCAGCCCAGATGCCGGGGCCAAAGTGGGAACAGGCCATAAACAACCTGCTCAGCACTGTTGAAGTTATACAAGACCCAGACGACGCAAGCCCACAGGGTCAGTTTGAGAAGATGCTTGACAGCTTCTTGACTGGCAAGGTTCAGGCTCGTCACCGAGACGAGATAATGAATGCGAAGCCATGGCACGACCCAGACGAGGGTCGCGTTTTCTTCAGGTCGGAAGACCTTTTCATCTATCTGGAGGCGCGGAGGTTCCGCTACCAATCTCAGCATCAGGTTTGGTCTTGGCTGAGAAATCTTGGCGGCGACCGTAAGACCTTTCGTATAAAATCCAAACCAGTTAAAGTATGGTCTGTCCCGGCACCTCAGTTCTACGATGAAGAGGAACTAGAGGTTCCAAGCTCAGTGACAGAGGACTTCTGATGGAATCCGACAGCGAGTTAATTGAGTGTCCATGGTGCGGGCAGATGACTCGTGTTGTCGTGTATGAGTCTGGTAGGGTTGTTTGTGATTCATGCAAGAGGACATTGTATGAGGAAGAAGTTCAGTGATTCAGACGCCAACGACATACGCTGGCTCTATTTCAAAGGGAAAAACAAACAAGGCAAGCGATTCACAATGAAAGAGCTTGCTGGAATTTACAATTGCCACCCGAATACAATCCTGTTGGTGATAGACAGGAAAAGTGGTTACTCACATCTGCCTGTTGAACCGGAGGGAGATTGATGTCCCCTGAAGAGTGGAATAAAATTAAGTTCGAAGAAGATGCCAAGCAGAGGCTTGAGGAAATGTCTTCTGGTTCTGTTTACGAACTTCTGTCAAAGGTTGATATGCTCCTGAGTGTTGGGGCATTTCCGCAGAACTCGTTTGCAGCAGTCGAAGAAGTGAAGCAGAAACTTAAAAAGATATTGCGCGGCAATATCGTTGAGAAAGGATCAAATGAGAAGAGTTCAAATAATCTTAGGTCCGCCCGGGACTGGGAAGACGACTACCCTCTTGAGGATTGTTGAGGACGCACTCAGCAGAGGAGTCCCGCCAGAAAGGATCGCCTACCTAGCTTTTACGCGCTTGGCTGCATACGAAGCTCAAGAGCGTGCCATGCAGCAGTTTGGCTTTGACGAAATGCGATTCCCATATTTCCGGACACTTCACTCCCTCGCATTCAGAGAGCTTGGGCTCCAAAGGGATGAGGTGATGACCAACACCCATTACCGCAAGTTGGGCAAAGCCCTTGGCGTAGAGTTCAAAGGGATCTACGACGAGGATCTTGGAATACACACAGGAGACGGATTGGGAGACAAGTGCTCGCGCATCGAGTCTCTTGCGAGGGTCGGCATGCGATCTCTCGAGGAGCAATACAATCTGACGCCAGTCAATGACCTGACCCTGCATGCTGTGAAGCAATACGATGCGGCCATGCGTCGTTACAAAAAAGAAAACGGTCTGCTGGATTTTACGGACATGCTCGAGCGGTATGGCTCTGCGTTGCCAGTTGACATCTGCATCTTTGATGAGGCCCAAGATCTTAGTTCGCTTCAATACAAAATGGCGATCGCTGCTGCGGCCAACGCAACCGAAGTTTATATAGCTGGCGACGACGACCAAGCGATCTTCGGATGGGCTGGTGCAGACGTTCAGAAGTTTTTAAATCTGAAGGGCGACCGCATGGTCCTGCCGCAGAGCTACCGAATACCGAGATCAGTTCACAAGCTCGCCCTCGACATCGTTGGCCGGATCAAGCATCGCTATCAAAAGCCATGGTCTCCGAAGCTGGATGCTGGTTTGGTTGACTACGTTTCTGATGAACAACAGATCGACTTCTCTGGCGAAAAAAGTTGGTTGTGCATGAGTCGGTCAAAATATCTTCTGAACAGATTCCAACAGTCGGTCCGTCAGCAGGGTTATGCTTACACATACAATGGCAAGAGCTCTCTTGAGACTGAGGAGACTCGAGCCGTCATGAGCTGGGAGCGTTTGCGCAAGGGTGGATCGCTCACCATGTTTGAGGCGAAGAACCTTATTCAGTTTTTCAATTTCAATCACACTCTGACCAAGCTCGAAAAATATCGCGTTACAGATCTGGGTCTGCCGGAAGATGCACTGCAACACGACTGGATGACGATGCTGCGCGGCATCGCCGCCGACGAGCGCGAGTATCTTAGGTCTTGTCTGCGCAATGGAGAAAAGTTTTCTGAAAAGCCACGCATCTCCATCTCGACCATCCACCAGTCCAAAGGTGGCGAGGCAGACAATGTCGCCCTGATCACCGACATGGGCCGTCTGTCTTGGGAGAACAGCCACACCGACGAGGAGAATCGAGTCTGGTACGTTGCTGTCACTCGAGCACGAGAAAGTCTGTCGATTGTCAGACCGCGAGGTTTGAGATATTATGCAATATGAGACTAACTCCTTGATAACGCTGATAAAGAAAATGCTTTTCTTTTTTAGCAGAAAGAGAGATAATAGCTGTGTTGGCGATGGTCGCCAACTTGAGAAAGGAAATCAGATGAGCAAGAGCTCCCCCGAGAAGATGGAACTTTACAAGACTGCTTACTCCGAAGAGCACGGCACGTTCGTCGGCATCAAGCAGGTATACAAAATCACGACCGACGATTGGCTGGTTGTGGCGCATGTTGCGGGCGAACCGCAGCATCTCCTCCGGAGCTTCCGCTCTTCTGAACTTACTCAGTACGTCCTCTAATCAGAAAGGAATAAACCATGTACGCACTCGACCGCAAAACTCTCGACCTCCGCTCTTTCGAAAATGGCAAGGCTGCTCGCAATGCTGGCAATGGCTTCGTCCTATTCGAAGACGCAGAAGAGCTTTTGAACAACCCAAACATAAAGAGCGAGGCTTGCTCTTTCTTCGTAGAAATCTACAACAAGCATGCTGACAAGAGTGTGACAAAGTTCGAGAGCCGCAATGTCGCGGCCAGCCGGATTGTCAAGCTCGTCTCGACCATGCCCGTTGAGAAATCTCTTCACAACAAGACAGGAGAAAATGAAGTGACTGAAGAAGTTATTGAGGTGAATGTCAAGACCACAGCCCCGACCAAGCAGACTCGCAAGTCTGGCTTTGCAGGAAAAATGGTTCAGGCGACCTGCCAGACCAATCCTCGTCGCGAGGCCACTCATGGCTTCCATTCGATGCAGGTCTTGATTGATGCTGGCGAGCCGATCAGCTATGAGAAGTATATTGCTGCTGGCGGCCGACGCAACGACCTTGTGTGGGATATCGGAAAAGGCAACGCCAAGGTCATCGACTGATCGGAGGGGGATCTTCCCCCTCCACCCTCTTTCAGAAAGGAAAGCAAAATGAAGTTCCACAGATTCAAACATGATGATGGCCGATACATAAACTTGGGGAACTGGCAGTCTTCTGTCAAGTTGGCCAAGGACGAGGCCAAGGATCTTGGACACTGGTCTCGCAGCGAGACTAAGATCCAAACCCTGACGATCAATCAGCAAGACTCTTATCAGGCGATGATGAATCTGCTGAACCAAGACTCACGCGTGTTGGGGCAGATCCATGAGAGCTAAAATTATATTCGCAGCCCTGTCACTTTCCGCATGCGCATCGAATGCAGAGCCAGAGGTCTCTCTCAAAACTGAAAAAGAGATCCACAGCATGAACCGGCACGAGGTGATCAATGCGATCACCGACTGCCAGTCTGCTGGCTTGAGGCCTGTTATGATTTATGGTAGAGTCCGAGTTGCTGGCCGGCCATCACCAATTGTCCTTGATGTCACTTGCGCGCCACCCAAGGCACAGTTATGATCAAGCTCGGCATCGGCATAGGAGTTGGCGTTGCGATAATGCATTTTCATCTCGCACCTGTCGTCGCAGAACTTTTTGTTTCGTCTGGTGCTCGTGATCAGATTGTGCAATTTTTACAGGAGATCGAACATTGATTATTCTAGGCGCTGGCATGGCTGGCTTGTTGTCAGCGAACATACTCAGGAGTTTCCAGCCAAAGGTATGGGAGGCACAAGACTCTCTCCCGAACAACCACGAGGCTCTGCTGCGCTTCCGGACTGACAAGGTTGGCTCTGCTTGTGCCATACCTTTCAAAAAGGTGAAAGTGAACAAGGCCATAAAGTATGACGGTAAAATTACGACTCAGCCCGATCTCTTCCTGAGCAATTTGTACTCTCAGAAGGTGACTGGTGGCGTCTGGTCTCGGTCAATCAATGATCTGAGTGCAGCAGAGCGTTACATCGCGCCACTGAACCTGATCAGCCAGATGGCTGTCAACTGTAACATCTCATATGGCAAGGTCGCTGATGAGTTTTTCCTAGATGAGCATGCAGCGTTTGACAAGCATGTACCAATTATCTCGACAATACCGATGCCTGTGCTGATGAAGTTGGTTGGCTGGGAAGATTTGCCAGACTTTGGTGCACGGCAGATCTGGACACAGAGGGCAATCATTGATGAGCCGCACTGCGACGTTTATCAAACCATTTACTACCCAGACCATTTCGTCCCGCAGTATCGTGTGTCGGTTGTCGGCAATGTCGTGATCTCAGAGCTCGCATCAGAACCACACGTCGATCCCGGGAAATCAATCATGGAGATCTTGCGGGAAGATTTCGGCATCAATGCACGGAGGCTCGTCGGTATGAAAACGAGCTCTCAAAAATACGGTAAGATCACGCCAATAGATGAAAAGATCAGGCAGGAGTTCATCTTCGAGATGACGACGAGGTACAATCTTTATTCCGTCGGACGCTTTGCGACATGGCGCCAGCTTTTGCTTGATGATGTTGTCGGAGACATCCAGAAGATTGAGCAGTTCATCAGAGGAAACTCTGACTACCACCGGAAAATGAAGTCACAGAAAGGAGCAGACCAGTGAAAGTTAAACTTGTTGAGTGCACACCTAACGCTAAAGATCTTTTGATCTTCACCAAAAACACGCGCCTGTTGAATGTTGAGGATGCGTACGACGAAATCAAAGACTGGCCCGAAGACAAGAAGCAGGAAGAGCTAGACTACATGCTTCAGACGATCAAGTCGAGTTGGGAGTTCATTGATTACGTTTTCGAGATCCGTGATGTGACACGAGCATTCACCCACCAGTTTGTCCGGACGCGCACAGGCTCGTACGCCCAGCAGTCTCAGCGCACAGTGGACATGGAAGGTTTTGGCTACTACACCCCGCCAAGGATCAAAGAGAACCTCATCGCTCGTGCGCTTTATGATCAGTGCATGACTATGATCAATTCTTATTATCAGGATCTGCGAGAGATCGTCCCGGCTGAAGATGCACGTGGCGTCCTGCCAACAAACATCCACACGAACATCGTCGCAAAGTTCAACCTTCGGACTCTGCACGAGACTGCTAAGTCCCGCCTGTCGCCGAGGGCGCAGGGTGAATACCAGCAGGTGTTCAAGTTGATGGTTGACGAGGTTGTTAAAGTTCACCCATGGGCAGAGCCCTTCCTAACGCCGACGGAGTGGTCCGCACCCTCCATGGCAAAACCTTTGAACAAGTGAGGATAAAATGAGAAAGAACTGGACAGACGAGGAAGTTCTCAACATCATTAAGATGAAGAGCAAAATGCCGGTCAGAGAGGTCGCAAAAGAAACTGGCCTGTCGCAAACCCAGATTCACTATGCCTTGTACAACTACAAGTTCAAGAATGCCCCTGCTCCGGAGAAGAGCTTTTGGGATCGCATCAAAGGGCTTTTCTCCTGAGCCAAGATGGAGTAAACTTATCGTCTTAAGAAAGGAAACGATATGAATATCTTTTATGTTGACCGCTGCCCCATAGCAGCTGCCAGATCTCTTTGCGACAAGCACGTCGTAAAGATGATCCTTGAGACTGCACAACTGCTCAGCACTGCGCATCGTGAGCTTGACGGTGACGACTATGCAGATGCGGCCGAGTTGTACAAGTCAACTCACAAGAACCATCCCAGCGCAGTTTGGGTCCGCTCCAGCACAGCCAACTACACTTGGGCTTACCGTCATTTGGAGTCCCTGTGCAAAGAATATACAAAGCGTTACGGCAAGCACCACAAGACCGAGCGTCTGCTTGACGGACTCAAGCCTCGCCCAGTCAACATTCCGCCGGACCGGGGCATGTCTTATATAGAGACTCAGCCACCTCAGTGTATGCCAGAAGAGTACAAGTGCAATCCTAACACTGCGTCACACGACGATTGTGTCCGAGCCTATCGTGCATATTACTGCGGCGACAAGATGACCCAAGCTTGGGCAAAATACGATCACACGGAGGCACCGTCTTGGATAAGCGCGTAATCATTTCTGATCTTGACGGAACTTTGTCTGATCCCTCTGCCAGACTCCATCTTTACAAAGAGCGGAAGTATGCAGAGTTCAACAAGGCTGGCAAAAACGACAAGCCAATTGAAAATGTCTGCAACATCTTGCGCAATTTGAAAGACTCTGAGACAGATGTCATCATCTGCACTGCTCGTGACGAGTCTTGCAGAAAAGACACACAGGAGTGGCTCAAGCTCAATGATGTACCTTACGACATGTTGGTGATGCGCTGGAAAGACGACCAACGCCACGACATTGATGTCAAACGAGACATGTTCAACAAGCTCCTTGAGATTTATGATTTCAAGCAGTTCTGGTTCGTTCTTGAGGATCGCAACGTCTGCGTTGACATGTGGCGCGGGGAAGGCCTGAGTTGTTTGCAAGTCGCACCGGGGGACTATTAATGGAAATCAGAATAATCGGTAACGACATCGAGATCGATAGTGAAAAGGTCGCACGAATATTCGACATCAGGCCGACACTCAGGACTCGTCTTGAGGAGGCTATCGAAATTGTGAATGAGGCACAAGACAAAAACCCAGACGAGGAATATCAGACGGGCTTTGGCGAAGGAAAGAGCGAAGGCTATAGCGAAGGCTATAGCGAAGGCTATGAGGAAGGATACGACGATGGACTCAGATCAAAAGACTCCGATTGAATGCATGGAGGAGGCGCTCAAGACTTTCCGAGAGCGCAACACTTCATATGGCGACAACTATCATCGCCACGGGAAAGTTATGATGGCTCTGTTTCCGGAGGGTGTTGATCTCCGGACAGAGAAAGAGTGGAACAAGTTCGGCATCGTCAACATGATCGTCGCCAAGCTCACCCGTTATTCAATGAACTGGCCAGCAGGTCATCAGGACTCTGTTCACGACCTAGGGGTTTATGCGTTCATGCTTGAGTCTCTGCATAGCGAGGATTGATATGATTGTTTTCGATGTTGAGACGACAGGGCTGCCAAAGGCTGAAGGTTCGGACTTGGACATCCAGCCAAAGATCATCGAGTTCGGTGCTCTGAAGCTGGACGATGATCTGAAAGAGATTGGCAAGCTGGAGTTCTTTTGCAATCCGGGGCATCCGCTTGACCCTATGATCACGAAGATCACCGGCATAACCGACGACATGCTCAAAGACGAGAAGCCATTCGTTGCTTATTACGGGGAGCTCTGCGATTTCTTCCTTGGCGAGCGAGAGATGGTTGCGCACAACTTGCCATTCGACCGGAAGATACTTAGATTTGAGCTTGAGCGACTTGACAAGGTCACGAAGTTCCCTTGGCCCCGAGATCATATCTGCACAGTTGAGGTCGGCCAGAGGGTCTGGGGCAAAATGCGAAAGCTCGGGGATATACACGAAGAGCTGTTCGGGGCTAAGATAGAAGGCGCACACAGATCAATCAACGACGTTGAAGCAACAGTCCGCATCGTTGAGTGGTATAAGAAGGAGGGCCACCTGTAATGGATCCGATAATGATAATGATCGTCGGGCATCTGATCCTTGGCGTCATTTATATAGCGACGAGCTGATGCTGAACATAAAGGTCAGGACGGAATAC